GAACACGATCGCGGAGCGGCTGAAGGCGGCTGCAATACGAGCCTGACATTAACCCGAGTGTTGCAAATGCCCCATCGCGAGGCGCTGCCCGCGCGTCATCCCACCGTTGAGAAAGTCCTCATCCGACCCGCCTTCTCCCGCAAGGCGGGAGAAGGAAGCGGCGATCAGCATTTCTTGCTCATGTCCACGGCTCCCCCATGCTCCACGCCGACGTCCTCGCGCGCCTCACTCCAGAAGAACGCGAGGCCTTCGTCGCCGCGCTCTCGGAAGAAGAAGCCGCCGCCCTGCCCTATCTCTGGGAGTTCTGGGCGCGGCCCGAGCAGTGCATACCGGACGGCGACTGGGTCTATTGGGTTCCGCTCGGCGGGCGCGGCATGGGCAAGACGCGCACCGGCGCCGAGACCGTGCGCCAATGGGTCAAGCGCTACCACTTCGTCAACATCATCGGCGCCACCGGCGACGACGTGCGCGACGTCATGGTCGAGGGCGAATCCGGCATCCTCGCGGTTTGTCCGCCCGATGAACGCCCAACATACGTCGCCGCCCGCGCGTGCCTCGAATGGCCGAACGGCGCGCGCACGCAGCTCTTCTCGGCCGAGACGCCTGAGCGCCTGCGCGGGCGCCAGCACATGAAGCTCTGGGCCGACGAGCTCGGCGCCTGGCGCTACCCGGAAGCCTGGGACCATGCGATGTTCGGCCTGCGGCTCGGCGACAGGCCGCAGGCGATCGTCACGACGACGCCGCGGCCGACAAAGCTCATGCGCGATTTGCTCGCCAATCCCCTCACGCACGCGACGCGCGGCGCGACCTTCGCCAATATCGCCAATCTCGCGCCGGCCTTCGTCGAGAAGATTCTCGCCAAATACGAGGGCACGCGGCTCGGGCGCCAGGAGATCGAGGCGGAGCTGCTGCTCGACGCGCCCGGCGCGCTGTGGACGCGCGCGCTCATCGAGGCCGCCTATCTCAACCAGCGCCAGGCGCCGCCGCTCGCGCGCGTCGTCGTCGCCGTCGACCCGCCCGCGAGCTCGTCGGAGCGCGCGGACGAATGCGGCGTCATCGTCGCAGGCCTCGCCGAGGACGGCGCGGCTATCGTGCTGGCGGACCTCTCCTCGCAGGGCGAGACGCCGCTTCAGTGGGCGAGCCGCGCTGTCGCCGCGGCGAGGCGCCACGAGGCCGACGCCATCATCGCCGAGGTCAACAACGGCGGCGAGATGGTCGAGACCGTGATCCGCCAGGTCGACGCCAACATCCGCATCAAATCCGTGCGCGCGAGCCACGGCAAGCTCGCGCGCGCGGAACCCGTCGCCGCTCTCTACGAGCAGGGCCGCGTGCGCCATCTCGGCGTGTTCCCGCAGCTCGAGGACCAGATGTGCCTCATGACGCAGGGTTTCGACCGGCGCACTGCGGGCGTCTCGCCCGATCGCGTCGACGCGCTGGTGTGGGCGATCACGGAGCTGTGTCTGTCGCAAGGGGACGGCTCGGCGATCATCGACTTCTATCGCCGCCTGGCCGCGCCGTCGATGAAGGCGACGCGCATCACGCTCGTCGCCCCGCCCGGCGTCTCGACCGCCTACGGCAAGGGCGGGCGCTGCTACGCGATCGGCGCCGACCACAGGGTCGAGGTCGATTCGGAGGACGCCGCGCCGCTGCTTGGCGCCGGATTCGCGCGCGCCGACTGACCCGTTTCGTTCCGCCTTAATCGCCCATGCTCGACGCGCGCCCTGCGCCAACCGGAGACTCACGCCATGACGCAAGTGCAAATGCTGCCGCCGGCTTCCGGCGCCGCGACGAAGATCAACGGCCGCCTGTACGCGGCGCAGCCCGGCGCCGTGATCGTCGCGCCCGACTTCGACGCTGCCGAGCTCGAAGCCAACGGCTGGGTGAGGGTCGCGCAAGCCGCCGGCACGACGGCGCAGCGCCCGCAAAATCCCCCCGTCGGCTATGAGTTCCACGATCAGACGCTGGGCAAAAACATCCGCTTCGACGGCAAGAACTGACGCGACCCCGCCACAGGCGCTGGAGCTTGACCCTCATGACGACTACCGAACGCGGCGCCGGCCTGCCCTCCTGGTCGCTCTCGCCGCAGAATTATTCCGTCGCTTACGGACAGGCGTATCCCCGGATCAAGTCCGGGGACATGTCCGAGACGGGCGCGCCGGCCGCCTCCGGCTGGTTCGGCCCGCTCGCGCCGCTCGCTCCCATTGCGCCCAAGGAAGTGGCGGGGCGCGCCTTCGACTTTCCGTCGGGCTACAACATCGCGACCAAGCCGCGCTCCTTCGAGCCCATCTCCGTCGAAGACCTGCGCGCGCTCGCCGAAACCTACGATCTACTGCGCATCGTCATCGAGACGCGCAAGGATCAGGTCGAGCGGCTCCCTTGGTCGTTGCGCGTCAAGCCCGGCAGGCAGGGTCCCGGCGCGGCGCGGCTCGACGAGCTGACGGCGTTCTTCGAGCGTCCCGATCGCGAGCACGAGTTCTCGCTCTGGCTGCGCCTGCTGCTCGAAGATCTGTTCGTGCTCGATTCACCAACCCTGTGGCGCCAGCGCCGCCGCAACGGCGAGCTTTATGCCCTGCATCCGCTCGACGGCGCCACGATCAAGCGCGTCATCGACGACTGGGGCCGCACGCCTCAACCTTTCGAGCAGGACGGACAGCTCATCTATCCCGCGGCCTATCAGCAGATTTTGAAGGGCTATCCGGCCATCAACTATTCGACGCGCGACATCGTCTACGCGCCGAGAAACCTGCGGCCGGGGCGCATCTACGGGCTCTCGCCCGTCGAGCAGATCGTCATGACGGTCTGCACCGCCTTGAAGCGCCAGACCTTCACGCTCACGCATTTCACCGAAGGCAACATCCCCGAGTCGCTCATCGGCGTGCCGGAGAGCTGGACCCCGGATCAGATCAAAAACTTCCAAGATTATTGGGACGCGTATTTCACCGGCGATCTCGCGGCGCGACGGCGGGCAAAGTTCGTCCCCGGCGGCGTGGCGAAAACCTTCATTCAGACGAAGGAGCCGGAGCTCAAGGGCGCGTTCGACGAATGGCTCGCCCGCGTCGTCTGCTACGCCTTCTCCGTCTCGCCGCAGGCCTTCGTCTCGCAGGTCAATCGCGCGACGGGCGAGACGCAGAAGGAGATGGCGGAGGAAGAAGGCCTGCGCCCGATCTTGAATTGGGTGAAGCGTCTGATTGACCGCGTGCTCGTCGAGGATTTTAACGAGCGCGAGGTGGAGTTCGTCTTCGGCCAGGACGAGCGCATCGATCCTCCAACGCAGGCGCAGATGCTCATCGGCTATGTCGGCGCCGGGATTCTCACGCGCAACGAGGCGCGCGCCAAGCTCGGCCTGGCGCCAGTGGACGATGCTGCGGCGAACGAGCTGACGGTGACAACCGGCGCAGGCGGCGCGTTCGCTGGCAATGCGCCCGCAGAGGACCTTGTCAAGTTCGATCCGAGCCAGCCGCGCGACGAGCGCGGAAGATGGACGATCGCGCCCGACCAAATAACGCCGGCCAGCGGTAAGGGCGGCCACAGGTTGCGCACCCTCATCGAGCTGATGGAAGAGGCAGTTCGCTGGATAAGGAGCCACCATGCGGAGGAGCGGGCGCCGCACCACGTTGAAGAGAGGACTTCGCCGCTTGAAGAACGGAGACCTACCCTAAAGGAGCAACCTGGCGGGAAGCCGGCTGAGGCGACGCCAAGGGTCGTTGCTGGCGCCCTTCCCAATGCCGAGCACGCAGTCATTGACCCGAAAAAAATCTATAACTATGCGCTCGACCCTGACCATCCGAACGGTGGGCCGAAGGCAAGAGTCTTTGAAGCAGCCCTAGGCTACAATCGCTCCAACGGCGATCAGTTAATCACCCAGATTAAAGAAGGCGTCCTCCAACACCCTGCAGAAGTGTTCAAAGTGGATAAACATGGAACGCACTTTCGCGTTGACATGCCAATCACAGGCCCGAATGGGATAACCAAGACAGTGAGGACCGGGTGGGTTCTCGACTCGGGCGCCTCTACGCCGAGGCTTGCCACCGCTTTCATCTTGGAACGGTAACGTGGTTGCATCGACCTGACCCACGAAAACAAGGGAACAAAGCAATGCCTCTGTTGGAATTGGATTGTGTAGAGCTGACAGTCGATCTCCCCGATGAAGGCTTACGAGCCGGAGCCGAAGGCACGATCGTCCATGTGTTTACAGCTCCCGATACCGCCTATTTGGTAGAGTTCCTCGATGAGGACGGAAACCAAGTCGCGTGCTGCACGCTGCTTCCCGAGCAGCTGAAGCTTACCTGGAGACGCGATTAGCTGACGGGAGAATGAAGAGTCGGTTTCGACCCTAGGTTCTACGACTCGGCTGCCTTCAAAGACTCGATCGGCAGCCACCTATTGAAAAAGGACGCCGTGACCGTCATCGACATGACTGGCTTCAGCGTCGGGTGGATTCTGCGGTACATAGCTGAAGGGCTGCGGGATAGTAACGCGCTTCCGCAGTTGAATGAGACTTTTGCGGCAGCTGAAGCCGGGGTCCCTTACATCGACCTTAGGAAACTGAACCGTGGCGAACGCCAAATTCTTTCGAGGACGATGAAGACGATGGTGGACGACCTAAAGAGGGCCGGGCCTAGCTCGTTGGGACACCCGGCGTTCAATCCCGGATTGCTTGACAAACTGGAGGCGCTTGAGCGGCTAGAGCTCGAAAATGTTTAGTCCCGGCATTTGATGGAGCGGAGTGTGAATTGCTCCGGCTCTTTTGTCCAGAGCTTGCAGATGAACTCGTATGGCGTGAGACCTTTGAGGGCCTCGCGCGCGCAATGAGGCGCAAATCTCGCTGCAATGGTCCGTTCGACTTGATCTCTTGCCGCGCTCGATCCCCAAGGCCTCGCAGCGGCCTCCCATCTCCCGATGTCTCGACACGCTTTCAGGAACCGTGGCGTCGCGCGGTTCAGCTCAGGAGATTCGCCATGATCATCATGCAAGCGCCGCCGGACCTCACCGCATTCTGCGTCGCCGGAGCGCCGGTCGATCTCCGCACGCGCCGCCTCGCCGTCGACGAGAAGCTCATCGAGGTCTTCCGCGCTCATGGCTTCACGCCGCGCGACGTTCCCCTCAAAACACAAAATGCGGGCGCCGAACGGCCGCCTCGCGAAGAGCGCGTCGCGAAGGAGCAAACGCCATGACCGTCGGCGATCTCGTGCAGCTCTCCGCGGTCAAGGCGTGGTGCGGCGTCACCACGACCAACGACGACGCGCTGCTTACCGCGCTCATCACTCAGATCAGCCGCGGCGTCTATAATTACATCAACCGCTCCTTCGTGCTGCCGGCCAACGTCGTCGAAAACTATGACGGCAACGGCCAGCAGCATCTGTTGCTGCGCAACTGGCCGGTCGGCGCGATCTCGTCGCTCACGATCGACGGCGAGCCCATTCCCGCGGCGCCGCCGCTCGTCGCCAGTGCGCCGCCGCAGGCGGGCTACGTGCTGGAGTCCGCCGACGACCAGCCGCCGGGCGCCATGCAGCAGCTGTTCTTGCGCGGCTATCACTTTCGCAGGGGGCGCCAGAACGTCACGGTCGCCTATCGCGCCGGCTATGAGATCGTCGGCGAGGCGCAGATCATTCCCGCAAGCGCGCCCTATCAGCTGACGGCGTTCGCGCCCTTCGGGCAATGGGCGACGGACACGGGCGCAGCCTACGCCAATGGCGCGGCTCTCACGCCGGCGGCGTCGCCGAGCGCCGCCGGACAATACGCCGTCAACGCCGCGACTGGAGGCTACAGCTTCTCCGCGGCCGACGCCGGGCAGGCGGTGATGCTCTCCTATGGCTACATCCCCGCCGATCTCGAGCAATGCGCGCTCGAATGGGTCGCCGACCGCTATCGTTACAAGGACCGCATCGGCCTCGCAGCCAAGAGCCTCGGCGGACAGGAGACGACCTCTTACCGGAACAGAAGCGTGCCGGATTTCGTCGCCCTGGCGCTCACGAGCTTCCGCCGCATCATCGCCAACTGACGCCAAGGAGATGCGCCGATGCTGAGCGTCGAGATCGAGGGCGACGAGAAGCTCGCCGCGCGCTTTTCTATGTTGCCCGCGGCGATCCGCGCCGCGCTCGCGGAAAAATTCGCCGAGCTCGCGCAAAGGCTTCAGGACAAGATCAGGAACGACAAGCTCGACGGCCAAGTGCTCAACGCGCGCGACGGGCGTTTGCGCGATTCGATCGAGATCGCTCTCGACGAGCATGGGGCCTCGCTGATGACCTCCGGCGTCAAATACGCCGCGGCGCAGGAATACGGCTTTGATGGCGAGGAGAGCGTCGCTGCGCATACGCGTCTCGTCAAGGAAGCCTTCGGCCGGGCGATCGCGCCGAAGACGATTCTCATCCAAGCCTTCGCGCGGCGGATGCGGCTGCCGGAGCGCAGCTACATGCGCTCCTCGCTCGAAGAGATGCAGGACGAGATCGCGCAGGCGCTGCGCGAGGCCGTCGAGGAGGGGCTCAACTCATGAACGTCGCGCGCGAAGCGGTCATGACGGCGCTCGTCGCCAGGCTGCAATCCATCGTCTTCTCGGCGCCGGTCAACGGCCAGACGAGCTTCTTGACCGTCTCGCGACGCCTGAAGCTCTGGGGCGAGGCGCCGAAGTCGCAGCGCCCCGCCCTCTTCGTCACCGAGCATCGCGAGCAGCCGAGCTATCAGAGCGAAGCGCTGCCGATCAGGACGACGCTTTCCGTCGATCTCTTCATCTACATCGACTCCTCCGACCAGAACACGGTCCCCGCGAGCGCGCTCAACATCATACTCGACGCGATCGACGCGGCGCTAAAGCCTGGACCCGCCAACAACAACCGCCAGACGCTCGGCGGGCTCGTCTCGCATTGCCGCATCGAAGGGCAGGTCCTGAAGGATCCTGGCGACCTCGACGGCGACGGTCTGCTCTGGGTTCCCTTGAAGCTGCTGGTTCTCTGAACGGGGCGCCAAGCGCGCCAACAATTCTCTTTAAGGAGCGAAGCTCATGTCGAACAATGCCTCCATCGCTTTCGGCGCCGGCGTTCTGATCGGCACGCCTTCGGGCGGCAGCCCCGTGCAGTTCGGCACGCTGCAGGACATCTCCGTCGATTTCAGCTTTTCTGTGAAGCAACTGACCGGGCAGTTCCAGTTCCCGATCGCGGCGGCGCGCGGCGCCGGCAAGATCTCGGGCAAGGCGAAATTCGCCAATCTCGACGGGCCGGTGTTCAACGGCATCTTCTTCGGCAACACAGTCACCGCGGGACAGAAGCTGTGGTCCTACAACGAGGGCGCGACCGTGCCCTCCTCCTCGCCCTACGCTTATAGCGCCGCCTTCGCCGCCTCCTTCGACGCCGACCTCGGCGTGACCTACGCTGCGACAGGATTGCAGCTCACGCGCGTTCCGAGCGCGCCGGCAGCCGGCCAATACAGCGTGGCCAGCGGGGTCTATACCTTCTCGTCAACGGATGCGGGCAAGGCGGTGCTCGTCACTTACAGCTACACGCAGGCCGCTACCGGATCGAGGTCGGTCATCGACAACAAGCTCATGGGCGTGGCGCCGACGTTCCAGATCGACTTTTACGACATCAATCCCAACATCGCCGGGGCGCAATGGTCATTGCGGCTCTATAGCTGCATCTCGACGAAGCTGTCGCTCGCAAGCAAGCTCGAGGACTTCACGATCCCCGAGCTCGATTTCGAGGCCTTCGCCAACGCCGCCAACAACGTCGGCGAAGTCAACACGGCGATCTGAAGGAGCGGAACATGAATCCCGATCCGAAGATCGACTGCGCGGGCGCGCCGGTCGTGACGCTCGCCGGGCGCGAATGGTTCGTGCCCGTGCTGGCGATGCGCCAGGCGCGCGTGGTGGTGCCGGGCCTCTTGCGGCTCATGCCCGTGCTGGCCGCGATGCAGACCGGCGACGCCGCCGCCCTGGCGCAGCTCTCCCAGGAGAACTTCGAGACAATCGTCGACGTGGTCCATGCCGCGCTGACGCGCGCCTATCCCGCGCTCTCGCGCGAGGCGTTTCTGGATCTCCCCGCCTCGACGCCGGAGCTGATCGCAGCCCTTGCGGTCGTCACGCGGCAGACGGGCTTCTTCAAGCCGGCCGACGCGCCGGGGGAGTCTTCGGGGGAGACGCGTGCGACGGCTCCCCAAAATTCTTCGATCGGCTGATCGCCCATTACTGCCAGTGCTCGAGCGAGCCGTGGGACGACGCGCTGGAGGCGCGGCTGACCTTCCCGCGTCTCTTCGCGCGCCAGGATTATTGGCGGGAGTTTCCGCCGCCGTCCATGCTGCTGCGCGCGATCGCCGTGGGGCTCGGGGTCTATAGGCCAGCAGCACCCTCGGGCGAGGCGCGCGCGAAGCTGCGCGAGATGTTTCCGAGCGGGAAGATATAGGCGAATCCATCGACGACCCGAGTTGGCCAAAAGCCACATCCACAGACGATGTTGTATGTGCTAGACTTTCAAAAAATCGCGGGGAACTCGAAGCGCCTAGCGAAGCGGTTCCGAATTCTTGGTTGGCGGATGGTTGCAAGCCGACGCGCGACAGGCTATCGAGCCTGGAGAGCGCCATTGGAGCTAAACTTGGTGGAAAGCCATGGCATCAGCGAGGAAAAGGAGCAACGAAGAGCTGCCCTCGGAGTTTTTCCACCTTTTCGTGAACTCCCCGATCGATGGTCAGCTATATAGGAAAATCATCAACGCAATACCGCCGGAAAAGCCCGATTGTGGCGTTGTCTCGTTGGTGACGCTGGGCGGTTCCCCTCATGATGCCTATCGAATAGGTCGCTACCTTCAGATGGCGTTCGGCAAGGAGCTGTTCATTCACGTCCCGACCACATGCGCATCCGCAGGAACATTGCTCGTATGTGCTGGCAGCGGTCTTATCATCAGCGCCATGAGTGAGCTCGGGCCTCTCGACGCGCAGCTCCTTAAATCGGATGAAATTCGCACTCGCAGAAGCGGTTTGGTCACCAGATCTCTGTTTGAAAATCTTGGCGCCCACGCCTTCGAACTTCACACTAGTTTAGTTGAACGCATTATAGAGCATTCTGACGGCACCATCAAATATAGAACTGCGGCCCACGTTGCTGGTGAGATGGTGGTCGGATTAATGCATGGACTTTACGAACAGATGAATCCAGAGCAAATAGGCGAGGATTATAGATTTCTTAAAATTGCAGAAGAGTATGGCAAAAGACTTGCCGACAAGTATCAGAATATATCGTTAGCTTCTCTTATTACACTGGTTTACGATTTTCCTTCCCACGATTTCATCATTGACTTTCGAGAGGCAATTAGGTTATTTGAAAGGGTCGACGTCCCATCCAGTCTGCTGCTCAGCTTGATGAGTGACGAGAGCAGAATGCCGATCTCGCCAGTCGGGCCAAGAGATCGAATCGTTAACGATGCGATAATAAAAGGGTGCCCAATCTACGAAGACGCCCAAGACCAAAAGGCTCATCCCCATGACCAGAACCATGGCAAACTCGAGAAAGCCGACGGAGGAAGCAGCCGATCGTCTGAGATCGGAGGCAATGGCGCAGATCAAGACAAACCGCGACCTGCTCGACAGAACGCTCACGGCAATCCTGGGAAAGGCGGGCAACGAGCGAAAGCAAACAAAGATCCCTCCTCTGAAGAAAGTGCAACCTAATTGAAGTTGCCTTACCCTTAAACGATCGAACGTGCAAACGCCGGTTTGCGGATAAAGGGGCAAGCTCCCCAAATCGGGCATATCCATAACTTGCCTTATGAAGCAACCCGTCGCAACGCGCTGCTGATCGCAGCGCTTGCGCCGTTCTCCGGCGGCGCTGTGCGCGTCGGCGGCTTGCTCGTGCTTCCTCCCGAGGGGGTCTCGCACGATCCCGGCCCCGGCGCCATGGATCGCCCGGAGCGGTTGACCGCAGTCACGGCGGCGCTCGCTCAAGCTCGCTTCGCCACGCTCGCACGCGCGACCGCGCCCCGCGCCTCTCTCGAGCTGATCTTGCGCGTGCACAGCCATGCGCTGATCGAGAAGCTCCAGGCGGCCACGCCAACAGACGGCGTCCGCTGGCTCGACCGCGACCTGGCGATGAGCCCCGGCACGTGCGAGGCGGCGCTCCATGCGGCGGGCGGCGGCGCGCTCGCGGTCGAGCGCGTGCTGAAAGGCCAAGCCACAAACGCCTTCGTCGCCGCGCGCCCGCCAGGACATCACGCGCTGCCGAACGAAGCCTTGGGCTTCTGCTTCTTCAACAATGCGGCGATCGCGGCGCGCCATGCGATGGCGCTGGGCGCCGAGCGCGTCGCCATCGTCGATTTCGAT